CAGTTGTCCTCAGTTTAGGACGAATCTTTGAGAGGTTAGAGTAAGTCATCGGGGAAACTTGTGGTTACAATCAGGGCACAACCAGTGGTTGATTCGATCTTCATCAATCAACTCAACTCCTATCACACGACTATAGAAATAGGGAGGAGAATAGCGATCCCAGAGTTCTTCAGGGATGTGTTTATCAACCCAATTAGCACCACATTCGGGGCAATTCTCAAGTTTTGTGATGTCAGTCATCGTGCAATAATGTCCAGAGATTCCAACAGCATCATAGCAAGTTCTATCTGGTTTTCGTCATCACCAACCACGGGGATGTTTGTTTGCACAAACTCACTTGCAATTTGACTGATAAGTTCAATCGTTCGCTCATCTGCAAAGACAGATGTAGCAAACTCACTTTTGAATCCATTACACAACAGACGCAGAGATCTTGTTACAGTCAGGTCTTTGATTTCTTGTTGATAGTCAGTCATAATCATTTTGCGTAGAGATAACCACCCGACCAGTCTGCATTTTCCAGCAGATACTCACGATCTTTAATCAATCGCAGATCATAACGAACACCTTTGGCAGGAGACTTCCAGGATGCAGACTTGTAAACTTCACCAGTTTGCTTATCAACGAAGCAGTGAACGGAGCGACCACCGCCACCATCAACAAAGATGACTTTGTGATACTTTTTACCTGTTTCTACCTGATAATCAATGGGAGAAATACCATTCTTGAGTTCATCAATCTTGCGAACGTGATACTCTTTAGTATCATCGTCATTTACAAACTTTTGATGACCGCGAATAGAATACTCACGATAGTTGTCTTTCAGTGCTTCAATCAGCAGCAGAGTATTCTTGAGAACATTCTCTGCGATAGTTTGTTGTGCTTCGACTTGCATGGTAGTTTCGCTCATACTACTGGTACAGTTTGGACGTGCCCCCTTACCAACTCTTAGCAAGATTGAAATTGGCATGAGAGAAACATTCACGATTCACCAACTTCATCATACCAAACTGATTGGTGAGTACATAACCTTCTGCATCAATTCTGTCGTACCCGATGTATGCTTCGGGACCATTGTTGCGACACATGAAGAGACAATCTTCTTTGATTGACTTCACCAGTTTCCACAAACGGATCAAGTTAGCATCACAATCAAAAGCATCGTCTTCAATCTCACGACCTTCACGAATACATGCGTTAAGTTTCTTTTTCAGTTCAGCAAGTTGCTTACCAGAAACAAAATCGCACAGAGTAGACATTTGACGGGCAAAGTCACAGACTTCCTTTACATCAGCAAACGATTCTTGACCGTGCAGAATGTATGCTTCAGGTTTCACGAACTTTACATAGGAAGTATCAGTGATGATAAACTTCATGGGATACGCTACAGCATCCCGCAGATCATTCTTCGCAGTGTAACAAGTATGCGGAGCAATAATGATCTCTTGATCGACTACTTCTGGGAACTTGTAGGTGATGGTATTCGGTTTGTATTCGGTGGATCCACCGAAACCGATAAAATCACCTTGAATGATACCAGCAGTGCGAGGCAAGTAATCCAAGCAAGAATGAAGGATTTGCGCGACATTTCCTTCGTGGTTCGCATCAATATCTTGGTGTGATTCGTTGATCTTAATCTTTACTTTGTTGAAGACACTTTTGGTCCCCACAAAGAAGTTACCAGTAGCAGGATTAGTCCCCCAAACAATAGCAGGAGCACCATCAATCTTTACACTGAGTTCACCACTTGCAGTGAACCAATCTAACACAGAAAGGTCACCATTGAGGATAAAATCTTCAGGATGTTCGAGGTGAGTGTTCTTCATACTATAGGGACACTTTGGACGTGCCCCCCCTTACACTTCGACCATTTTAGCAAGACGATTGCGAATATCAAAGATCTCCATATCATCCATATCTACGGAATCAAGATCTACAGGAGCAAACTCTTCTAGATTCACAGTTCCGTCAGCATAAATGGGTGCATAATACAACTCATCACCATCTTCTTGTGACAGAGTATAAACACAACCGTGATTGCTGGAAGTAATAAAAATCATGAGAGTTTTGCAGATGAACGGATTGCATTATAGAGGCACTTTCAACGTGCCCCCTTCATGCAAAGAATGATTCTAGTGTGCTTTGGTGTTGCTTGTAGGTGTCAGGTAGTGCTCTCCAGATAGTTTTTTCAATAATATCAAATCTAAGATTTACTGCACCATTTGTAGAAGCATATGATACCTTAGACCAGTCAATCTCATCCATGATCTTGTCAATTACATCTTTATCGGTAAGTGTTACAATTCCATAACCTCTACGATGGGGCAAATCCTCAAAATGTGTGTAGGATCGCATTGCATCTACACCAAAACATGTGGAGGGTAGATAATAGTCACAGGAGTAAAGATGCTTCTTGTTTCTTGTGCTTCCTGGTGTACCTCCATCAGATAGTGAATACAACTTGATGATACCAGTAAGATCTACTTTCTCCTCCTCCACTTTGTAGTCTCTCGCCCAGATCTGAAAGACTACATTCACGGTCACATCTTTACCGTTTGGATAGTGAAACTCAGAGTCTACAATTTCACTATGAATCAGGTTCATACCTTTGACTCTACCCTTACAACTACCTTTGCCGTTGCTATCAAACAACTGTGGTAGGATAAAGCACACAAAGTCAGAGAACTTTGCAGCATGATTGATGAACTTAAGAGCAAGATGTCCTCGCAGTCCGAATGGAGGATTCCCGATACATATATTCTTCTCAGTATCAGGTTTCCAGCGTAAAAAGTCCTGCTTTTCTACACCTTCACATCGAGGTTCAATATCTACACCAATACGCTGATAAATTGGCAGAGCATTATAGAAACTCCCATCACCCGCAGAAGGTTCTATAAATGTGTATTCACGAAGATCTACACCAAGATCACCCAGAATCTTGAGAGTCTGTTGATAACAATACTCAGCAGTATTTGGGTGAGTAAAGAACTGATCTTTCTCCTTATCTGTGAAGTTGGTGTATAGAACTGGAACATCTGCTAACCGACACAAATCGAAGTAGTATTGTGGCGGAACTTCTTTCTTCTCCATCCAACGGTTGACTGTACCTCTGTGGAGATATAGTTCTTCGCAGATGACATCAATACCAAACTTTTGGTAGATTGGAAGAAAGAAATCGTAGATGTTCTTCATGCAAGTTTTTTGGAGAGAAATGCAGCGAACTCCTCATCATCAGGATTCTCTACATCATAGCAGAAAGTATAGTTATTTGCAACACCTAGATGCACCTGTTTATCGCGGAAATCCCACTTGTACTTGTCATTCTGATCGTTGCGAAGAGTAGGTTTAGTACCAAAGATTGCATGACGAGAATCAAAAGTTACCTCAGAATAGTCCAGCACAGTGAACCAAATTGTAGAATACTCAAAGTCAATGAAGACCAGTTTATCCCACTTCTCAGAGGCATACAGATTCTCATGTTGCCAGTTAGATTTAGTACCAGTTCCACGACTAGCAGTTTTCACTTCAATGCGAACTTTAGTACCATCAGGACGATTGATCCAAATATCATAAACTCCATCAGAATTGTTGATGTTTTGATCCTCATCCCATTCTACATTGTAGGGGGTCAGTGCCTTGATAAACTTGTAAAGAGTTTCTTCTCCCCACTTGCCACGTTCATCGTTGCTAAGTTGTACGATGTCCTCAAAGTAAGACCCTTTCCAATAGTTACGTTGACGCAGTTTATATACTGCATCATTGACAGTTTCGTTGAGGATAGTACGGGATGACATTGAGTTGAGTTAATCTAATGAAGAGACATTTTAATCGTGCCCCCCCCCCTTCAGTCTACAGGGAGTTGTGCTACACTTTTACCTTTCTTATGATCGTTGATATACTTTTTGGCGGATGCTTCAGTCCTACACAACTTCTCAAGTTGTTGTCCGTTGTGTATGATAATGTATCCTTTGTTGCCATAAGGAATTGCCGCATAGGTATCCTTATACATTGTGAATCCTTCTTTCATTATACTTTCCAATAAATCGGTGATTTGGTTGCAGCGGATGACCTATGACACCCTTGCAGTAGAATTGCAAAAAAATCAGGTTTTGAACCCAGTGCTGGACTGGGTTCTCAGTGAGACTCACTTGCGAACCACTGATACTGCAGGTTCCCCACGCTGGAAGATAGTGTCAACAACTGCTTGCACTTTGCGAGAGGTGCTGATACCAACCTTGTCATACACTGGAACACAGACCAGACCAAACTTCTTGGATTCATCACCCAAACGGATCACACGTCCGATAGTCTGAGAGATCCCAATGTAGTCCATGTTCCGCATAAACAACACCGCTTCCAATCCAGACACATTGATACCCTCAGAGAGGATGCTGTGGTGTAGAACAACAAACTTCTTAGAAGCATCCTTACCCCAAGCATTGAGGGTGTCGAAGAATACCTCACGGTTGACCTTCTTACCATCAATAACTGCACCTGTCTTGGAGGTAATCATCATCCAAGAGTAACCACGGAACTCCAACTGATTGCAGAAATCAGACTCAGAAACCAGACCAATAATCTGCTTGGTGGTGCGAGCACAGATCAGAATCTTGCTGATGCTCTGGTCGTCAATCGTTTCCAGCAGGTTGTTAGCGTCGCGCTCAAAGATCACCTGACGATCCTGTACCATAGGCAGTTGCTTGACAACAACTTTAGGAGGCAGAATGTATCCACCATCAACCAATTCAGGAGCAGGAACTTGACAGATAACTTGACCGTAGACCTCAGGAAGATTCATCCCAGGTTTAGACACCGTGATAGAATGTTTCGGAGTCGCAGTAAAGAAGTATGCACGACTTGCGTTAGCAGAGAAGTGCTCTGTTGCAGGGAAAAAGTGACGCTGAACGCTGTTATGTGCTTCATCGAAGTAGATCGTATCCACATCAATCTCAGCATCAACCAGGCGCTGCAGAGAATTGTAGGTGGTGAAGATCAACTTGTGCTGATCTTTGTTGTTCTCAACCCAAGCGCGAATCTCTCCAATGCGAGTAGAGGATTCGTGATGAGTTTCACCACTGTGAATATGAAACACAGCAGCGTTGGTGATGTGCTCTAGAAACTCAGAAGACAACTGCTCCGCAAGCAAGATGCGAGGAGCAACAACTACAACAGTCTGCGGAGTTTCAGAGCGAAACTGTCGCATCGTGTCGTAGATCATCTTCAGGGTCTTACCACCACCAGTAGGCACAATCACCTGACCTTTGTTGTGCTTTTGCATTGCAGCAACAGCACGGGATTGATGAGGACGAAGAGTAATCACTTAGAGATCAGGTTGTTAAGGTCAATTATAGCATGGGTCATCGCAGAACGCGAGTAACCTGTAGCATATGGATAGGTTTTGACACAATCATCACCTTGAGTGTTGTCTACATCAATGCAGACATTAACAGCATTTTCAAGGTCACGAATTACACGTTTTAGGGTATCAACCCTTATAGTCACCGTTTCCATTATGTTGTAGTCGATTCTAGAGGGGTCTCATGAACTAATACTGGGACACTTTACCCGTGCCCCCTTTCACTTATTAACTCTATTTCTTTGCTGCAGCGTTTCTTCTGCTGATCTCTTTCGCAGTAATAGGATGCTTCAGTTCAGATTCAGATTTCTTACCAGTCGCTTGAAGAACTAGATCTCTTAATTTTCTTTCACCTGGTCTTCTTACTTTCTTATCTCTTTCTTGAGCGGTTAGTCCTGATGCTTTCTGGGGTTTATAGTCAGGAGAAACAGTTTCTTTCTTCTTCTTAGCAAGAAGTTGTGATGCAGTCTTTGCTGCTTCTTTTGCTTTTGGTTTAGATGCTGCTGGTGCAGATTCACCACCTTTCTTTGCTGCTGCTCTTGCTTGTGCTGCTTTCTTTCTTTCTTCTTTTGCTGCTGCTAGTTGTCTTTCTCTTGCAGATCCACGCTCTTGTTCTGGTTGCTGAACTCTCGTGGATGCTTGTCTTTGAGTTCCAATATCTTTGCGTGGTTTGTATTCTTTTGCGGGTTCCATTTTACCACCACCCGCTGCTTTCATCCTACGCCTTTCAGGAGCAGATTTTTTACGTTCAGCACCAACTCGACCGCCCTCACCAGTTCTTCTAATTTGAGAAGAACTCATTACACTTGCGTCGTATGCTTCCGAAACAAACTCCTGAAAGGTTTTCATCTTTATCTAAAC